CATGATCAGCAGTCGCACGGGAGTTGGGCGACGGGTCGTGCTGGCGCGATCGCGAACTCGTCTGTGACGGGGGAGCCGTCGGGGATCACGTTGGCTGACATGGTTGAGATTCTGGATGACCCTGCCGCTTTCGGGTTTGAGCCTGATGGGTTGCCGTTGAGATACGAAGGTGATGAATCGAAATTTGTCGGGGATTTGCAGAGGGCGGTTGTTGACGGGCACGTCATTCGCGAGGCAAGACAGGACGAGCAGTTTAGGCGAGCCGCTGAACTTACTGATGGACAGAAAGATGATCTTGTGGATTACTTTGAGACTATCCGTAATGAGGGAACGGTTTTCGTGGCAGCCCACCCGCTTCACGCCGCACAAATAATTGAATTGGGGGAGTTCGATACGGTCTTTGAGACTAATACGTCAAACGGCACAGTCAATTACGAGGCGCGTCGTCGTGAGGAGTTCGCGTCCCATGACCTGCACCCGAACGTCGACCCGGACCTGCGTCCCGTTTACGGTTACGTCGCTTTCGACAATCCGGTAGTAAAGTCAGTAGACCAATATGGGAGCGTGCGGTTTGAGTTGAAGCCAGAGGTGAAAGAACGCACCACGATGACTGATGGTGACTCTCTTGGTTCTAAGGCTACGCCGATCCCGATGTCAGGTGATCCGATAACACAGCGGGAGGCCGTGGGTGGGTCTTTGGGCTGGCAAAGTATGTCTGGACAAATGCTGGATGAGGTAAACGCAGCCGGGGCGTATTTCCCCTCGATCTTAGATGAGTCGTCACCGCAACTGCGTTTTCCTCGCGGCGAGACAGCAATAGCCAACATTATTGACCGAACGGGCGTTGGCTCGACTCGTTACATTGAGGCGCAAGTAAAGGGCGGTGTGAAGATGGACGACGTCGCACGGATACACGTCGACGGTGCTTTCGTCATGGGAGATGTTGTTGTGGCTGCCCAAGAACGTGGCATCGAGATCGTGTACCACGAAGAATAAAGAGAGGCTGTGACTATGGACATGCGACCCGCGCAACCGGGAGAAACGATCGCGTACCGAGCCGACGGTGCGACACTTGTCTTTGACTACAACAAAGACGACTTGGATTGGGGTCACATCAACATGCCGAACGGTACGAGCGGTCGGGAGGCTCCCTTAGTGAGCCTGCTGGTGCGTGGTGGTTGGACGGCTGAGCCGAGTGACTAGCGAGGTGATCCGGTTCGCTCCGGGGTTGAAGCCTGTCCTGAAACATCAGCAGGGTGGGCATGATCAGAAGACGCACGGGCAGCGTGCTGGCGCGGGTGATGATCGTCCCGCGTTGAGGTTCGATAATCCTGATTATGAGCCGTTCGATTTGCCGTCTGGTTGGACTGAGCGTAGTTACTCAAATATTCAGGCCGACGTGGAGTACAGGCTGAATAGGACCGCTGAGGAACGAGGAACACCGGACCCTGAGTATGCACGGGAGTTGAGCGCCGAGATTGCGTCTTACACATTTGAGTATGACGGCGGTAATGGAACAAGGGTAAGTGTTTACCTGATGGATACTGCTAGCAAATCGCCCGACCCCGAGACTATGACCACGATGCTCAAACGCATAGATACATTACAAGAAGACTTTCCCGTCAAAGACCTCGAAGTGAATTTCGCTAACTATCAGTTCAACGCACTAGATTTGCCTGCTGATAACGGTGGTTTAGTTATGCAAGGATCAAAAACAATCCACCTGCGACCGGCCTTCTCTCAAAAGTTAGACGGCGTCATGGTGGAGGACTCAGGTAATCCTCTACGCGACCAATTCATGCCTAGTAGAAAAACAGTTACTCAGGGTGAGTACGTTCTGGCGCACGAGTACGGTCATGTGAACGATCGGCGTAGCAACTCCCGACGTTTCAGTGATGCGGGTGATGGTAAAGATTCGAGGGGACTCAGAAACAGTACGCATATTTTCGGCGAACAAATAACGGAAGCGAATGTCGATTTCAAGCGAAGCGAGTATTCCAACTCGAACGAAGGGGAACAGTACGCTGAGGCGTTCGCTGAGTACGCGCTAACCGGCGGTACGACCGATATCGGTTATGTGCAGGCGTATGCAGAAAAGTATGATTGGGGTAGAAACTTGGAGAAGGCTGTCGATGATTTAGGCGACGACGGCGACAAAGTTATTTTCGTTGACACGTTCACAATGAACCCGCCCCCCTACATCATTGTGCGCCCGAAGCCTGCTGTCGTGAAGCACCTCGGCGTAAAGCATGACCAGAAAACACACGGTCGCGGGTCAAGCGTTCGCGCTCCGTTCTACGACGACCTAGAAGACAGTCGTAGGGAAGCAATCGAGTACCTGACAGGGGAACGTCTATTCCCCCCGTCGTACAGCGCCGAGGGCGTCAGGCCACCAACGATAACGATGAGCGACTCATTCAAGAACAAGGTCAACGCAGTTCGCAAGAAGGTGAAAGCGTGGGGCGCGGAGCGTGAGAGGCGGGAGTTAGCGGAGATGACACCTAGCGAGGTGGCTGAGTTGGCTGCCGTGAATCAAAGCCGGGGCGCGAAGCGGGAGGGGCCGAGAAGCCCGTCATCGTGGGAGGGGCTTGTCCCGTCGACGTGGGTGAATCCTTTCGCCGAGCCTGCTATGGCTAAGGCCGCAGATAACGTGTTACGCATCCTGTACCGAGTTTTCAAGGATGTTGTGGATGAGGAAGTTTGGACGGCGTTGGTGATGGACCCGCGTCCGTTGGATGAGTTGGACGGCCCGCTGGGTGATTTGCTTGATGACATGCTGGATGCGGTCGCGCCGAAGCCTGCTGTCGTGAAGTTCGCTCCGGGGTTGCGTCCGGTGTTGAAGCATCAGCAAGGCTCGCATGATCAGAAGACGCATGGAACTTGGGCTACTGGCGGCGCTGGTGGTGACTTTAGTGAGTGGGGGTCGCGTGCTCCGCAGATTCGTGAGATCGCTGAGGTCGCTCCCCCGTTAGCCGAGTTGGGGAGGCTCATGGCTGACCCGTATGACGCGATCTCGCTGAGAACGGATGACCTTATCGCGGATTTGGTTGAGGAGAGAAAGGACTTGATTGAGTCTTTTCCACCGGATGTCACGATGGTAAATCCAGAAGACGTAGATGTCTATTCTGACTCCGAGAAAGAGTTTCTTAGACAACAGTCTTTAGATTTCTTTTACGAATACGGTGACGACTTTCCTGATGCAGGCACAAAATATGATGCTTTACGCGACTACATGAGGCCGACGGCTAATTTTGAGTTTGTGAAGGAAAGTTTGAGTGATGAAGACATGCGACGCCTGCGAGATCGAGCACAGGGGCTAGTCGAGAGGGAAATGATTGGATCGCTTACGCCGGGGATGAAGGCGGTGTTTGGGATATCCCATCCGGTGACGCTTTCTGATGGATCATCAAACGTCATGGAGGTGATGGTTGAGGACGTGACATGGACCGGAGGGCTAGGCAGCGAAAGGCCGACGGTCCAAGTGCTAATGGATGTTTACAACAACGACGGATACATTATTGCTTCGGGTGTGCAGAGAGCATTTCGGTTAGGTACAGACGGCAAACTAGAAGTAGAGAATGTTTACCTAAAGATCGGGGACGACGCTTACAGGGGTAAAGGGTTCGCGACTGTTTTCAATGAACGTGCCTACGACGCTTACATATCTCAGGGAGTGGAGAGCGTCACGGTCGGTACTGCTTGGGACGGTGGTTTCGTGTGGGCGAATAAGGGATTCGCGTGGGATGAAGCATCACCACAATCGAACATGCAGACTGCTAGTGATGCGGTGCAGAAAGTTTTGCGAGACTCACGGTCCTCTGCGTCAACATTAGAGCGTGCCGCAGTCATGTTGGATCAAGTGTCGACACAACAATCGCGATCCGTTCCTGATCTGAGCGAAATGCCGACACCTATGGAGATCGCGATGCTCGGTTACAGGGATCAAGGCACAGGTGCGTTTGGCAGCATCGAAACAACGACGTGGCCCGGTAAGACAGCCCTCTACGACGCTAGATGGAAAGGCCGTAAAGAGTTGACACCTGAGAATCTTGGCGGCATCGCTCGCTCGAAGGCAGACATGCGTCGCCCGTCAGAGGTACCGGGTCAGAAACCGCTATTCGATAAGAATCCGGTCGTGCAGCAGCCAAGCGCCGGGACCGCAGGGGGAAGGCAAAGCCTTGACGAGGAGGTCATGGCGTTGCTTCGACCCATCGGTAAGGCGAAGAAACTGTCGTATTGGGACAAGATCGAGCAGCAGGCAGAGTTCTACGAGAAGTGGATCATGGAGACAGGTCGCGGGCTTGAGGAAGAAGACCCTGACTCGATGGATGATTTCTTCGCTGCCGCTGTCGAGGCTATGCCGTGGCTCGTTGAGTAGAATGTCTCGTTGTTCTAGGGGTTGACGGTAACCTAGAGGGACACTACGCGAACTCTGAGGATGCCCGTGACTGATACTGCGACCCGACTCACGGGACTCAGCGACGATGATCTTCTCAGCCTCCACAAGAGGCTTGACGCTAGAGACATTGAGGCACCGGCTGTTGTCGAGGCTCATCACCTCGCCTCGACGGAGATCGCTCGTCGGGGGTTGAGTCACGGTCACACGGATGATGAATGGTCGAAGGCAGCCATTGAGACGCAGGTAATCGAGGTTGACTCCCCTGATGACATTGAGGCTCCCGCTGGCATGGAGAAGGCGTGGGGGGCTGCTTTAGCGAACGGCGGGACGGTTTCTGTTTTCTTGACCGTCGACGGGTACGTCTTGAAGGCAGACCCGACGGTGTCCGACGTTCACGTCCCGACGATCATGGGTGGGAAGAAACGGAAGCCTTTAGAGAAGACGATCCGTGAGGAGGACGGCAAGTTCGTCGTCTACTCGGAGGACATGAGCCGCAAGTTCGGAACCTACGAGAGTCGCGATGAGGCCGAGGAGCGTCTGCGTCAGATTGAGCGGTTCGCTAAGGCTGAGTCGTACTCGATCCCTGAGAGCGTGCAGTCAGCCGCTAAGCAGGGGTTGGAGTGGATCGCCGACGGTAAAGCAGGTAGCGGGTTCACGAGCACAGGACGGAACAGGGCTAATCAACTCTCTGCTGGTGGGAGCGTGTCTCGGGCGACCCTCGTGAAGATGCGGGCGTGGTTCGCACGGCACGCTGTCGATAAGAAAGCGAAAGGGTGGGGCGATAAAAGTAACCCGACGCCGGGGATGGTCGCGTGGTACGCATGGGGCGGTAATCCGGGTAGGTCGTGGGCTAATGACGTGCTGGGTCGAGTTGAGAAGCGTGCAGCGCCGGAGGCTGTGACTGACCTCGGGGTGAACACGGAGAACCGTCAGTACGCGATCGACGAATACATGTACGGGCCGATGAACCCCGAGGAGCCGGGATCGTATTGGGAAGACCTCGGTGAGGTGTGGGGGGTTGAGGCTGAGACGGCGATGACTACGCGGTGCAGGAATTGTGCTGCGTTCAATCAGACTCCCGAAATGATTGGGCAGATCGAGGATGCCATTGGTGAGGCTGGGGAGAAAGTCGTCGCGGCAGCGGACATCGGCTATTGCGAGTTATTTGAGTTCAAGTGTGCGGGTGCTCGTGCTTGCGCGGCGTGGATCGGTGGGGGGCCGATCAAAAAGCATCAGCAGGGCAAGCACGACCAGAAGTCTCATGGGCGTCGCGCTACGGCTTTGGAACCTGCCGTGGCTGACTCCATCATTAGTCAGACGATGGAGCAGGGTGGCTTGACGGTGAGCATGGTTGACGGCTCGACGCCTCCGAGCGGTTACATGGTCGCGAGGACTGAGGGTGTGAAGCCCGCGATCGTGGAAGCCTCTGAGTTCTATGACTCTGAGGCGGGTCCGAAGGCCCTTGGATCGTTCCTGAAAAACAACAGGGAACAGTTGACCGGGGGTGACTATCTAGGGGTTTGGCATGAGGTAGACTCGGGTAAAGTGTTCTTGGATGTTGCTCAGAACGTGTCAGACCGTGCGACTGCTGAGAGAGTTGGTCGTGAGCGTAATCAGATAAGTATTTGGGATGTAAGTCAAGGTGAGGAGATTGAGACAGGTGGCACAGGAGAAATCAGTAAATCCGATCCAATCGGTGAGGCTGCCGGACCTCTCGGAGATGACGGACGAGGAGATCGACGCTTACGCAGCGGAGATTTGGCAGAAGATTCAGAAGTAGAGAAACATCAGCAGGGTAAGCACGAGCAGAAAAGTCACGGGCGGGGCACAGCGAGTGTTGACCTACCCCCGATTAGAGACAAAGAGCCGACCGCTGAGAGGTCACCGGAGTCTGTGGAGGCCGCTAGGCGGCTTCGCGCTGAGGCAGTTGCCGCTGAGCCGGAGTTCACGTCGATGATGGTGGATGTCGTGTCGGAGAACGGTGGTCGCCTCGAACATCTTGATCATCGCATCAAGACGACGGATTCTTTGGCTCGCAAGATTCAGTTGAAGGCTGATGAACACAACGTCAGCGTCGATGAGGCTAGGGGCTTGATCGGCGACAGCGTCCGGTACACGTCAGTCTTCCCTGACGCTGATTACGTCCAAGGCACGCAGTCGATGGTCGATGCTTTGCAGGCAGACGGCTACGACGTGCGGGTGAAGGACTATTGGTCGATGACTGATGACCCGTACAAGGGAGTCAACATCAAGGCTCAGAAAGACGGCTTGATGATTGAGTTGCAGACGCACACTCCGGGCAGTCTTGCCGTCAAGGAGGGCAAGATGCACAAACTGTACGAGCAGTACCGTTCGGAGAAAACACCGCAACGGCAGGCGCAGTTGAGGGATGAAATGATGCAGGCATCGGAGGAGATTCCTCAGCCTCCGGGTGTCGGTCAAGGTGCCTTCGGTGGAGTGGGGGAGGAGTAATCGTGCATTGTGAGTATTACAAGGGCGTAGACGAGTTCGATGAGACGTTCCGTGTCCTGTACCGGCTGTTCGATCCGGTTAGTGAAGACTTTGGCGAGTTCCGGTGGACGCCGAACGGTTGGGTTCCGACTGAATCGGTGATGTATCAGTTGATCAACGATCCTGACTCGATCCGCAAGATCACCGAGGATGAGGCGAAAAAGTTAGTTCCTGAGGCGTTCGCGACTCTGGTCTCGAAGCAGGTAACGGAACGCATGTTCACTCTCGGGCCGATGTATGTGCCTAACGTGAAAGACGCTCACGCTGAGTGGACGGACCCGGAGGAGTTGCAGAAAGCGGTTTGGGAGTACGTCCAAAAGGGTGACCGGCGTATCCGCTTGCAGCACGATAAGGATGTCGTCGCGGGCGAGTGGTTGGAGATCATGGCGTGGCCTTACGAGGTTGAGGCTCCGATCCTGATGAAAGACAGTTCGGAGGGGTCTATGAAGTTCCCGCCGAACACGGTTTTTCTAGGCGTGAAGTGGGAGCCGTGGGCGTGGGACATGATCAAGGAAGGGAAACTGCGCGGGTACTCGATCGGTGGGCGGGCCGAGCGGCTCTTAGCGGACCTTCCCGAGGAGTACGTCGGTAAGGCTCAGGCTCCGTTCGAGGACGCTATTCGCATTGAAGCGGAAGATTTTGTCGCGCCTGAGGTCGTTGAAGAAGTCGATTTAGAGCAGCGGATCGCGGCGGCAGTCGCCGAGGCCGTCAAGTCAATAAACCCTGTGGTGAACGTCGTTATGCCGGAGGATAAGCCGAAAGTGCGTAGAGTAGAGCGGGACGCCCACGGAAACATCTCGCGAGTTATTGAGGAGTAGAAGGTATGGCTGGAATCGTAAATGCTGGAAAGCATTTGATGTTGGCGGGTTTCTCTGGAACGGCTGTTCATTCAAGCCTCCACACGGCTGACCCCGGATCGGATGGTTCTAGTGAGGTGTCGGGTGGCTCGCCTGCCTACACTCGTGAGTCGATCTCGTGGGCTAGTCCGTCGAGTGGAGCGGTGGCGAGTAACTCGAACATAGTTTTCGATGTGCCTGCGAGCACGACGATCACGCATCTTGGTTATTGGTCAGCCTCCTCCGGCGGCACTTTTTATGGGTCTCGCGCTCTCGACACAAATCAGACGTTCGCTACTCAGGGCACTTACACGATTAGTTCAGGGAACCTTACTGAAACTGTGTCGTAATGGCTGTCGGGCTTTTCACGCTTGATAGCGCCACTCTCGGTGTTCTCGACACGAGCGTCCTCGGTGGCGACGGAACGGGTTTCGTCACCGGATCGGTTAGCAGTTCCGGGTCAGTCACGGGTTCGGTTGGTTTCTCCGGTTCGGTATCGGGGAGCGTAAGTTCCTCTGGATCGGCGACCGGCGCTGTCGGCTTCAAGGGCACAGTAAGCGGTTCTGTCGCATCCTCGGGCAGTTCGACGGGGACAGTTGCCTATCAGGGCACCGTAAGCGGCTCTGTCGCGTCTTCTGGATCGGTTTCCGGCTCTGCGGCACGCAACGGCTCGGTAACCGGCTCGACGGCCTCTAGCGGCGTTGCAGCAGGCTCGCCGCAGTTGAGCGGGTCGATCTCCGGCTCTGTCACCTCATCGGGCACCGTGTCAGGTGCCGAGGGCGCTACGGGGAGCGTCTCGGGTTCTGTCGCGAGTTCGGGGTCAGTCACGGGTGTTTTCGGCGCGGTCGGCTCCGTATCCGGCGTGACTACATCGACGGGGTCAGTTGTCTCCGCTGATCGGTCTGGAAGCGTCTCAGGTAGCACGTCGTCGTCGGGGACGGTGGTCGGAGTTGCTTCCGGCGGTGCTCCTGCTGCCGGGGGCGGTGGCTCCCTGCCGATCGTTGTCGCGATGCCTAAAGTGTCGCCGTTCGGTTTTGTTTGGGGAGTGTCACAGTCGGCGGGGTCGATTGAAGGATCGCGTCGTGTACGGGAGGATGAGGACGTCGAGTTACTGGAACTACTCGGAGTCCTGTGAGTTGCGCGATAATGAATCAACGACGATCGAGGAGTGAGAGTGTTCCTTTCAAGTGATGACGGCAAGACGACCAGCGTAGGCTCGCTGGGGAACGACTTGTTTGTCTCTAAGGCTGACCTCAAGCAAGGCGACTTCGCTGAGTGGAACTCAAGCGGAGGCAAGGCTCGCGGAAAGATCACGCGGATCGTCCGTGAGGGCACCCTTGACGTTCCGGGGGCTGACTTCAAGGTCAATGCTGAGGAAGATGACCCGGCGGTTCTTTTGACGGTGTACCGACCGTTTGGGGATGGTTTTCGGGCTACTCCGACGAAGGTGGGTCACAAGATGTCGACGCTGCGTCGGATCGCTGCGTTGAAGGTCGTTGAGGGTGGAGAATAGCGAAAATAGGCTCCCTGAGGCCCTTAGAGGCTGGATTGAGCAGTTGTTGGAGCCTGAGGTCACCAGATTATTTGATGTCTTCCCTGACGCTCAGATCGACGTGAGGCTGAGCGCCTCTAGGGGGAGGATTAGGCGGCATCCGACGATCACGGTGAATGGTGGGCCGACGGAGATGGTCGACCCCGCCTAGCAATACCCCCGTTTCCCCCTCCTAAACCCCCCCATGATAAACTGGGGAACGAAATTAGGAGGAAACCATGAGACGCAACATCAAGATCGACCCCGACCTCAACGTCGGCGCGGTCCTCGACAGGGCCGAGAAAATCGCGGCTCGCGCTAACAAGCGCGGCCTGCTCGGCGGCTACAACGTCCAGATCATCAACCTGCAATCGAATCGGGACGGCGTGCCCTTCGAGCAACCTACTCTCGTCATCGACGGTGAGCCTGCTGCCTACAGCGGTTGGAAGTTCGTCGCGCTCGTCGAGTGGATCGACGACTCCGCTGTCACGACCGGCAACCCGTTCGCCAACGATCTCGCGCCCGTCGACCGCTCGACGCTCGTCAAGGGTGCCTGTGAGCATTGTGGTTGGAGCCGCGCCCGCAAGTACGCCGTGATCGTCGAGAACGAGGACGGTGAGCGCAAGCAGATCGGTAAGTCCTGTGTCAAGGACTTCCTCGGTCACTCGCTCTCCCTGTCGTGGTTCGCGGACCCGTTCGACGAGTTCGAGGGCTACCACGGGCGAGGCACCGCGCTGCTCAACACCCGCGAGACGCTCGCGATCGCTTACTCGGTGATCCGTCAGCGTGGCTTCGTCTCCAAGGCCAAGGCCGAGGAGGAGCAGCGCACCCCGACCTCCCGACTCGTGCAGTTGTCCATGAACGGAAAGCCGAGCACCGAGCAAGATCGCGTTCTGTACGAGGAACTGTGGGCTGGCTGGGACGCTCATGTTGACCGTTTCAACGCTGTGCGGATTCACGAGTTCGCTGACGAACTGGACGGCAGCAGCGATTGGGCCGCCAACGTGAAGGCAGTTGTGGCGCAAACCCACTTCAACCCGAAGCACCTCGCGCTGGTCGTCAGCCTCGCGGGCGTGTATGTGCAGAAGACCAATCGTGACGCGCAAGACGTCAACGCCGTCGACGAGGAGTTCGGTCAGATCGGTGAGCGCGTCACCGTCGACCTGACCGTGCAGTCGAGCGCCGCGTTTGACTCGCAATACGGGATCACGTTCGCGAACACGTTCCTCAGCGAGGACGGTCACCGTTTCAAGTGGCTGACCGGAACGCGCTCGTTCGACGAGGGCGAGACCGTCACCTTGACCGGCACGATCAAGAAGTACGACGAGTGGAACGATAAGGTGTTCACCGTTCTCACCCGCTGTAAAGAGGCCGTAGCGTGAAGCGGGTAGAGAGAGTGCAGTCGCTCCGTCGCAGTAATGCGGCGGGGCGTCATGCCGACCGCCGAACGAAACGGCTTAGGGACCGGGGAACACAGAAACGGGAAGCGATAGCGGAGCAAAGAAACTCTGGTTCTCAACGGGGGTCGTGATAATCTCTTAGACATCGAGACCTGCGGGTTGTCGTTCAACGCACCAGCGTTGCACGAGGCCCGCTTTTTTCATGTAGGAGGACAGGTGGGGCGACCTGCTAAGAAGATGGTTAATCTGTCGATCGAGGAGACCTCGGGGGTAGATCACCCGGCTCACCTACACGAAGGTTGGCTCGTGATGAAAGCGGCTTCGCAAGAAGATGTTGAGACGACTTTGAGTCGCGAAGCGAACCCTAGTGAAGAAGAAATGCAGCCGATCCTGAAAGAGACCGAGGAGGTCAACATGGAAACGCAGGATGAGCAGACTGAGGTGCAAGAGGCCGACGTCGAGAAGGCAGATAAGCCTTCCTATGAAGAACTCCAAGAGATGCTGAACAAGGCTAACGCTCGCATCGAGGAGATGGAAAAAATGATGGGCGACAAGCCTAAGGAGGAAAAGGAAGACGACGATCTTCCCGAGTTCCTTCGTAAGGAAGCACCTGAGGGTGTTCGTAAGGCTTTCGAGTCGATGCAGAAGGCTGCGGAAGACGCGCAGGCTCAGGCTGAGGCAGCCGAGGCTGAACTCCGCAAGGAACGCTCGGAGCGTGCCGACGCTGACTCGGTCGTGAAGGCTCGCGAATCGTTCTCCAATCTCGGCCTTGATGCTGAGGCAGTTGGTCCCGCTCTGCGGCGTCTGGCTGAAACTGATGAAGACTTAGCGAAATCCGTTGAGGATGTTTTGACCGCCGCTAACGCGAAGGTCGAGTCCGCTGACTTGTTCGCTGAGATCGGGAAGTCTGCCCGCCCTGCGGGTAGCGCCTACGAGAAGGCTGAAGTTATGGCTAAAGCCGCCGTTGCTGATGGTAAGTCAGCGACATACGAACAGGCGCTCTCTGACGTGTTCACGTCTGACAGCGACCTTTACATGTCCTACCTCGCCGAGCAAGGAAAGTGAGGGCCTAGAAAATGGCCTACGAGTTCAGTAATTACGCAGTAAAGGCCACGCTCGTCGCGGGTGCGGACCTTTCTGCCAAGCAGTACCACTTCGTAAAGATTGACAGCAGCACCGGCAAGGCGATTGCTGTCAATGGAGCAACTGATCGTCCGTTCGGTGTTCTGCAAAACAACCCGACCGCTGATCAAGAGGCTGAGATTCTGGTGGTTGGCGGCACGAAAATTGTTGCCGGTGGAACCGCCGCAGCGGGCACTCCGCTGTTCCCGAGTGCATCAGGAAACGCCGTGACTCTGGCTTTCGGAGGCTCCGGCGCGACTGCTTACAGCGTCGGAACATTCGTGACCGCCGGTAGTGCGAGCGCGACTGCAACCGCCGTTGTCGACTGCGCTAACGCTGGTCGCGGACAGTAGAGGAGAACTGAGAAATGCCACAGCCAACGATCAGCGACGTACATGTTGACGCGATCCTGACTAACATCTCCGTTGCTTACATGCAGCGTGCGGAGAACATGATCGCGGACAAGGTGTTCCCCGTCGTTCCTGTTGATAAGAAGTCGAACAAGTATTTCACCTACACCAAGAGTGATTGGTTCCGTGACGAGGCTCAACGCCGCGCTCCGGGCACCGAGTCCGCTGGTGGCGGTTACAACCTGTCGACTGACACTTACAGCGCCGACGTTTTTGCGTTCCATAAGGACGTGGACGATCAGACGCTTGCCAATGCTGACACTCCCTTGAATCCTCTCCGTGAGGCTGCCGAGTTCGTCACCGCCCGCTTGATGCTGCGCCGTGAGGTTCAGTTCATTACGGACTTTATGACGACCAGCGTGTGGGCGAATGAGAAGACCGGCGTGGCTTCAGGCCCGTCTTCCTCACAGTTCATTCAATGGAGTAACTACAGCACCTCCGATCCGATTGAGGACATTGAGGAAGCAAAGGAAGACATCTTGTCGACCACGGGCTACGAGGGCAACACTCTCGTTCTCGGGTACCAAGCCTTCCGGCAACTCAAGAATCACCCGGATTTCGTCGACCGCTACAAATACACCACTTCCTCGGTTATCACCGAAGAAATGATGGCACGTTTGTTGGGTGTCGACCGGATTCTCGTCGCGAAGTCCGTGAAGAACGGCGCTGAGGAAGGTCTCGCAGACTCGTTCGCGTTCAACTTCGGTAAGGCTGCTTGCCTGCTGCACGTTGCACCGAACCCCGGTCTGATGACTCCGAGTGCTGGCTACATCTTCGCGTGGACGGGTGTATCGGGTGGATTGGGCGCTACCGTGGGAACCTCACAGTTCCGCATGGAGAGCCTTCGTGCCGCTCGCGTTGAGGCTGAGTTCGCTTTCGACAACAAGGTTGTCGCTTCCGATCTCGGTTACTTCTTCGCTTCCTGTGTCGCTTAGGAGGACTGAATGTCAAATCGACTGACAAAGGGCGAAGCCCTGACAGGCACCATCCGGGCAGACGATGACGTTATTGCTGGCGATGATGTTACTGCTGGTGACGATCTGGTCGTCGGCGACGACGCCTCAGTTGCGGGCAACCTCGCTGTGACCGGAAACATCTCGGGAGCAAATCTGACGGCGACCGGAACAATCAACCTCGGTGATCCGGTTTCTGTTATTGCCGATCCGACAGGTGGATCAACAGTTGATGCGGAGTCGCGTGCAGCGATTGTGTCGATACTGGATGCACTTGACGCTGTTGGGATTATGGCGGCGTCCTAAGAAGTTCCCTGAGAGGGGGTCGGCGGGTGATCCCTGTCGGCCCCCTTTCATCATTTGAGGAGAAGTAATGGCGTGGTCGTACAGCGGAAACCCTGCTGACTCTGACAGGGATGAAGTTCGGTTCCTTATTCAGGACACGGACACGAATGATCAGTTGTTGTCGAACGAGGAGATCGACTACACCTTGACTTCGGCAGGGTCCGTTTACATGGCGGCGCATGACTGCGCCTATGTGATCGCTACGCAATACGCTCAGTTGGCGTCGAGCAAGAGCGTCGGGGACATGTCAATTAGTTACAGCGACCGGGCTGCTGGCTACTACACGATCGCTGACCGGATGTTGCAGTTGCAGGCCATGAGGCAGCCGCCTACCCCGTACATCGACCCCGACAACATCATTAGGGCTTCCGAGAAGACTGTGCCGCCGGACAATGGCACCGAGTTCTACACGGGTCAACAAGACTACTTGAGGCCGTAATCATGGCTCTTGACCGCGAGTTCCTTCCACTCATGTTGGAGAATGTTGTTCTAACTGCTCAGGCGAGTCTCGACAAGTACGGGAAGCAAACTTTCGCTGGGTCGGGTGACACCTATCGGTCGCGACTAATTTTTGAGGATCGTTTGATGCACGACGACAACGGTCGCGAAGTTGTGGAGACGGGTAGGGCGATCTTGTTTGGGGCTGCCGCATCGGTGACCACTCAGCACAAGATCACGTTGCCTGACGGCTCGACACCGAAAATAACGAGGGTTGACACGATTCAGGATGAGGACGGAGATCATCATTCCGTGATCGGGTTTGGCTTGTAATGGCTAGTCGAGTTCGAGTGAAGAATCTCGCGCCTTTGCAGAAGGCTTTCATCCTCGCGGGTGCTGACGCTCCCGTGTTTGCCGCTCATGCCTTGCGTGAGGAGGCTGATGAGGCGTTCGCTTTGACGCAGACGTTCGTGCCTGTACGGACGGGTGTGCTGCGTGCTTCCGGGGAAGTTCACGGCCCGCGAACCCGTGGGAGCAAGGCTTTCGCGGAGATAACTTATGGTGGACCGGCTGCGCCATACGCGATTTATGTGCATGAGATTCCACCATCGAGGGCGAGCCACGACTATCCGACACGATGGAAGTACCTTGAAAACCCTGTTCGTGAATACGCTAAGGGCATGGGTGAACGCATGACGCGACGAGTGTTGGACATGATTGCTCGGAAGTTTGAGATTTCCTAATGGCGACGATCTTGGAGGCCGTGGGCGATTATCTTGTTTCGCAGAGTCAGGGAACTCTGGGTACGGACCTGTTTCTCGCGACCATGCCTGAGACGCCGGACGTGATCGTGACTGTCTACGAGAACGCCGGTAATAAGCCTGAGATGACTATGGGGAGTTCCCCTTGGGCGATTGACCGTCCTCTGATTCAAGTTATTTGTCGTGGGTCACGTCAGGATTATCCGACGGCTAGAGATAAGGCAGAGACGATCCGAGCGATTCTTGCTGCCGTGAAGGACACAACAATTTCTACGATAAAGATCATGCGTATCGAGTCTCAGGGATCGGTCATACCTCTAGGGGAGGATGACAATCAGCGTCCAATGATCTCGATGAATTTCGAGTGCATGGTCAGGTATGACTGACGCTTACGGGCGCGGCATCATCACAGATGAAGCACCGAGATGTTGGAGATGCAACAGAATCCTTGCAGTAATGGCATCTCGACCGTGGATAATAAAGTGTTCGCGTTGTAAAGCAGAGAACAGAAGCCAATAGGAGTCGAGTATGAGCGACTTATTCTCCGATCTCGATAATCTAACGAAACAATCTAAAGGCCCTAAAAATAAACAATGCACCGTGGATTGGGTTCTGAACGAGGTTGATGAGGAGTCGAGAGAGAAATTAGTTTTTCTCCTTGATCAAGACCATATTTCTAGTGCTGCAATAAGCAAAGTGCTGTTATCCCACGGTTTCGACATACAGTATTCAAGCATCATCCGACATCGTCGGCGCTTGAAAGGAAACGTGGGATGCAAGTGCCCTTAGATCAGCAGTCTGTTCTCGTCATGCTGCTTGATGATCGTGTCTGGATTGACAGCGGAACTTTGATCTCGTACTTACGGATAATTGAGGATCAAGCGTCTGTGCATATTGAGGAAGCGAAGGAGTCGGGCGATAAGGGTAGACAAGTCGCTGCCTTCGGCGGTCGAGAAGTTGTTCGGCAGATTGCCGACGGCATAGTTCTGACCACTATGACCGCTAACGAGGAGATTAGGGCGAAACGTGAATCTTCCCGACGATCTTGATGCTCTGAGGAAAGCCGGAGAAATCTCGGGTTATCAGGCATCTGCCGTGAAGCATCCGTCCGGGTGGGAGCCGGGGGTTGCTTGGAACGGTGACTCTGGAACGCTAACTACTCACCCGATCGACGCTCAGCCAAATGATTGGTCTGAGTTGCTATCGGTGTGGGATTTGGACCCGACCGTTTTTGAGGTCATTGAGCCTGTCCAGTTTCGCGCTTGGGATGCTCCTGATCCTGAGGGCGGTTTGCGTCGACTGTTCTATTACAAGGCCACTATCAGGAGGCGTGTTGATTCTCGGGAGTCTGTGGAGGAGTTGCTCTCAGTCCTTCGGAGGAAGCGCCCTAAGAAGCCCCCTGAGAGTTCAGGAGAAGGTTTTGCGTTCTGTGTGCCTGCTGGTGACTTGCAGTTAGGTAAACCCGATGGGGACGGCACAGAGGGCACGATCGAGCGTTTCTCCTCTAAGACTGACGCTGCTGTGGCTCGGCTGAAAGAGTTGCGGAAAATGGGCCGAGTGGTCGACCAGATCGTTTTGCCGTGGCTCGGTGATTGCATTGAGGGGCTAGTCTCGCAGGGCGGCGCTCTCGCTGCTGCGGGCCGCTTGGACTTGACGATGACTGAGCAGTTGCGGGTGTATCGCCGGTTGATGCTGCACCAGATTCAGCAGTTCGCGCCGCTGTCGAGCCGCATCGTCGTCCCTGTCGTTCCGGGCAACCATGATGAGGTGCAGCGTGTGGGGAAAGTGACTCGGCGGTATGACGACTCGTGGGCGGTAGAGGGTGCGTCGGCTGTGGCTGACGCCTTGAAGTTGGCTGACGGCTATGAGCATGTTTCTTTCGTTTTTCCGGGCCATGACGAGTTGACCATCACCTTGGACGTCGCGGGAACGCCTGTCGGGTTCGCTCATGGGCATCAGTTCGGGCGTGACCCGGTGAAGTGGTGGTCGGGGCAGGCTCACGGTATGCAGGAGATCGGTAATTCGACGCTCCTGCTGGGCGCTCACTTGCATCATCTGAGGGTGGAGCAGGGTGGCGCGAAGACGTTTATTCAGATTCCGGCGCTGGATGGTGGCTCGACGTGGTGGCGGCACAAGACGGGTCAGGATGCGCCCGCTGGGATGGTGAGCCTCCTGATCGGTCACGGGGGCTGGAAAGATTTGGCGGTCCTGTGACATCCGAGGAGCACGCTGACGCCGTAGAAGCCACCCTAGAGGCTCTAAGGGGCAGAATTTTGGGCGTTGGTGCTCAGCAATATGACGACGGCTCAGGTATTCAGCGGTTCGAGCGGAAGCCGCTAGAGGCTATCGTCACGGACGCTGTCGAGGAGATAGACGACCTGATTGTCTACCTTTGTCAGTTGCGTATTCGATTGACCGAAGGGCCGTTGTCACATCTCTGATCTTTCTCAGGGTTTCGTGTTTTTTCCTTTAGACTGGACGAAGTAGTTCCGTACTCCAAGTGAGTCCGTCCGTCACTACTTCGTGACCCCGTGTGGTCCCTGCGGCGGTGCGGATTCGCGCTGCCACAGGGAGGTCTAGTGCCGTACAAGGTACTCAATGGTTTGTCCTATCCACCGGACAACCGTGCCGAGGTGGGGGAAATCGTTGATGACCTCCCCTCTAAGTCAATCAAGTGGCTCCTGAAAAAGGGGCACATCGAGGAAGTAGCGGGTGGCGCTAAGTCATCGGGGAAGCCTGCATCTACTCATCCTTCATTCCAAAAGCCCAAGTCTGAGGAAGGTGACGAGTAATGGCTTTTATTCATGGCAAGGGAACTTCTGTTCTTTACAACGGGAGTAATCTTTCAGCGTTTTTCAATGACGCCTCGATGTCGCAGGATGTCGAGACCGCTGAGACGACTGCCTTCGGTGATAGTGCTAAGACGTACATCACGGGCCTGAAAGACGGGACGATGAGCCTGTCGGGCATGTTCGATGGTGCTGCTGGCGCAGTTGACGTTGTCTTGACATCTACTTTGGGCGCTACTGCTGCTGACGTCGCGACAGTTGTGCCTTCTGGACTGTCTTCCGCTGGCGTTTCTACCTTTAGTGCTGAGGTGCGCGAAACCTCTTACGAGATTTCAAGCCCTGTCAGCGATGTTGTAGCCGCCAACGCTGAGGTTCAGGCGACTGGCGGTATCGACCGTGGTGAGTTGTTGATCGGCGCGTCCACAGTTTCATCGGCGCAGAACACCACGGCAATCGACAATGGCTCCTCCACCAGCGACGGTGGAGTTGGTTATGTGCATGTCACGGCTAACACCCGTGATGGTGCCAGCACCTTCAAGGTGCAGGACAGCGCAGATAACCTGACGTTCGCTGATCTCGTAGCATTTACGAGCGTGGCGGCAACAACAACAACCGGCGAGAGAGTCGCCGTAACAGGCACGGTCGACAGGTACGTCCGCGCCCAAGCAACCCCCGGAGGTTCCTCTGGGTCACTCACATACACAATGGCGTTTGCCCGGAGTTAGGAGAAGTCGAAATGGCTTTCATTCATGGTAAGAGTTCCCTTTTCAAGGTGGACAATGCAAGTGGGTCGCTGGTTGACCTTTCAGCGTTCTGTGAGGACGTTTCTTTGTCCCGAGACATCGAGACTGCTGAGGTCACCACGTTCGGTGACAGCGCGAAGGAATACATCACGGGTCTGACAGACGCGACGATCAGCATCAGCGGCAAGTTCGATGCTAATGGTGCGTCCTCGGTTGACTCGGTTCTTTCGGGCATCCTCGGTCAGGCTGCGACGGTGACATACAACTACCGTCCGAACAGCGCCGCTATCGCTGCGACTAACCCTGAGTATCAGGGTGAGGCGATCGTGACCTCGTATGAGGTTTCGGGCAGCGTTGGCGATGCCGTTACGTTCTCGGCTGAGTTGCAGTGCTCCGGGGCTATCACTCGCGCTACTTCCTGATCTAGGCTCCCCTAGACAGTCCTAATCGTGGCCCCCTGTGGCCCCTACGGAAAGAGTGAGTATGTCTTTACGCGACAAGATCCTTGCAGCAGAGGACATCGAGTCTGAGATGTTGGAAGTCCCTGAGTGGGATTGCACCGTCGAGATTCGTGGCATGAACGGCGCTGACCGTTCACGCATCTTGGAATCTGCCGCAGCGTCAGACGACGGCAAGATCAGTATCGGCAACATGTATGTCGAGACTGTGATTGCTAGCACCTACGATCCTGAAACAGGTGAACGTATCTTCACGAACGCTGACCGTGACGTGTTGATGAGCAAGTCCGCTGCCGCGATTGACAAGATCGCGACTGTCGGGATGCGCTTGTCGGCGATGGACACGAAGGCGACTGATGATGCTAAGGCCACGTTTCCTGAAACGACCACATCGTAGGTTTCTGTTCGAGTTAGCAGAAAAACTAGGTAGGACGGTCGGTGAACTCCTTTATGGTTCTCCCTCTCACAGGCCGATCACCTCGTCTGAATTGACGGAGTGGTCGGCTCTGTGGGAGTTACGGAACTACGAGGCTGAACAGGCCGCTAAACGTAAGCGTTAGGTCGGAGGTGTGTTGTGGCTCAGGTAACTGTTGAGGCGCAATACATCGCCGACACTACGCAGTATGTTCGTGCCCTTCGGGCTGCCGCTGCGGCTACTACGCAGTTGGCGAATCAGATTCCTCCGCAACTTCGGATGCAGAATGAGTTAGCGGACGGCTTAGAGGAGACCCGAGAGTCAGCGGAGGACGCTGGCAAGGGCTTCACCATTTTGCGTAACGCTATGGGTACTGCCCTCGGTGTCGCTGCCGTGAACACGGTGACGCAGATGGTCGGGCGCATGAAGAACTTTGCTCGCCAGTCGTTTGATGCGGCGGCGCGTGTCGAGGAACTTGAGATCGCTATGCAGTCGATCGGCTCGGCGACGGGTGTCGGCGCTAAGGCTATCGAGGATGCCACGCAGGCTATCCGTGATAACGGTATTGAGTTGGGTGCTGCTCAGCAGATCGCTATTGAGTTCGCTCAGAATCAGTTGGATTTGGCTAAGGCGTCGAAGATCGCTCGTGTCGCTCAGGACTTAGCGGTTATCGCGGGTCGTAACTCGACGGCTACGACGCAGGTTTTGACGCAGGCGATCATTACGGGTAACAGCCGCTTGTTGAAGTCTGCGGGTATCGCTCGTTTAGCGTCGGAGGGGTATCAGGAGTACGCGGATTCGATTGGTAAGACTGTCCGGCAGTTGTCGTCGCAGGAACGACAGCAGGCTGTCACTAACTTGATTATTGCGGAGGGCGAGAAGGTAGCGGGCACTTATGAGGGTGCCATGAACGCTGCGGGGAAGGTGTTGCGTTCGTTCGCTCGTCTGATAAACGATATTCAGATCGAGATGGGCAAGGTTCTGCTCAAAGCGTTCGGCCCGATGATCAAGGCGACGTATGACTTGTTGAAGGCGTTCAGTAAGACGATGCGTGAGGGCGGCGAGTTTAGTGG